GCAGTCAATCAGGCAAAGTGGAAAGCTGCAAAAGAATTTTGTGAAGATCATCGTATTGAATTTAAAGTTGTCACAGAAAAAGAACTCGGAATCCGATGAGTAGACTTGAAGGTAATAACATAAATAATCCAACGAATGATCAGGAGGACATGATGCTAGAGATCATGTCACTTTTGAATGATACCGTGACACCAGTTCCAGATGTTGGAAATTTTTATACCTTTGTATACAATCCAAAGACTCCAAACATTACATATGATCAACACCCACTTATAGCTTGCACTGATATATTTGGTTGGGGATTTCGTGGGTTAAATTTTCATTGGAGAAAGTATCGAAACTACACATGGAATGAACTTGCAGGGCAGTTATACGTTGTGCAACCAGATGAACTTGATGACCTCCTTGCAATTCCTTATGCAAAGTTCCTAAATAACTAAAAAGGTCGATAATGTCAATTTTAACTGTCGAAGATTTTCAAGGAAATATAAAAGAATCTACCTCAAAGTCATTTAAAGTAGGTAATAATTATTTTGCAGCTGAAGCAAAAAAAGTTGGCACTAATTCAGACGGATCAAATAAATATAATTATAATTTAGTGAGATACGATGGCCCAAATTTAACTGGAGGGACATCAATTGGGTTTCTTAATAAAAACACTAATAAATTAGATTTTTTTCCAACCGTTCAAAATATAGTTAACACGCATAATTTAAGACCAATAAAGGGATTGATTGATAAAAATTTTAAAAATTCAATAAAAACTTTAGATATAACGGATAAAGATAAAGTTGACAATACATCCAAAGAAGATGGAACAGGGGATGGATCAATTAACTCAGCACCCATATCTCAACCAAATCCAGAATCAAGAAAACAAAATTATGGTAATTATGCATATCCAGTGACCATCAGGAGAGGAAATCAAGATAGATTAAAAATTTCAGTGCTCTCTCGAAATTTAAGATTAGAAAAAAACAATAAACGTCTCATAGGTGCAGATAGAAGAACTTCAGATATAAAAGGATCAGTTGTGTTACCAATTCCCGGAAATTTGAGTGATAGGAATGCAGTAGATTTCAAAAACGGCACTTTAAATCCCCTTGAAGTTGCGATTGGTAGTTTGAGTTTAGCAGCCCTTCTGAATCCTAGCTCTTTAGATGATCAGGCAAAAAACATCTTAACTCAAGCAAGATCAGATATAAACAATGTGAGATCTGGAGTTGCGAATCTATTTACTGGTAGAGTTCTCAATAAAACTGGTAATGAGTTATTAGCGAGAACACAGGGTGCGATCGTAAATCCTAATGTAGAATTATTATTCAGCGGGCCAACTTTAAGACCTTTCACTTTTAATTATAGATTAAGTCCAAGAGACCGAGGTGAAAGTATCGTTATTAAAAAAATAATAAGAATGTTTAAACAGTCAAGTGCTGTCCAGTTATCGGCATCAAACTTTTTTTTAAGATCACCGAATACATATAGATTACAATTCTTTGAGGGTTCATCAACTCTAGGAAAAGAACATGCTTTTCTACCTCATATCAAAGAGTGTGCACTCATTGCATTCAGTGTTAACTATACACCTGATGGAACATTCATGAGTTACGAAAATAGTTCAATGGTTTCATATGATGTGACCTTTGCTTTTCAAGAGATAGATCCAATCACAAGTGAAGATTATAAGGCACTTGATGGAAATAGAGATGAAGTTATAGGTTTCTAAAATGACTAATAGTTACTTCCGCAACATACCAGATTTTGATTATGTTAATCGATCAGATAACAATCGAAGTGATGGTGATTATTTAAAAGTAAAAAACTTTTTTAAAAAAGGAAAAATAAGAGATGATATTTTTCAAGACTTAACATTTTTTACAAAGTACATTGTTGAAGGAGATGATCGACCAGATAATGTGGCAGATAAAGTTTACGATGATCCAAATCTCGATTGGATAGTTCTTCTTTCAAACAATATAATAAACATACAAAGTGAATGGCCAATGTCACAATTCGATTTTAATACTTATGTAACTGAAAAATATAAGAATGAAAACACACTATACAATGGTATTCATCATTATGAAGCAAATGAAGTTAAAACAACGAGAAATGTTATTATAATCCCATCTGGAACAAGAGTTGGTCTTGGACAAAGTGTAAGTTATTTTGATGATGGTCTAGGACAACAAGTTACTGTTACTGACGTGGCTTTACCAGTGACAAACTTTACGCATGAACAAAAATTGAATGACGATAAAAGAAATATTTACTTATTGAAACCAATTTATCTTAATATCGTATTTGATGATATGGATGAAATAATGGAATATAAAAAAGGTTCCACTCAATATGAGAGTGAAACCCTTGTTCGCGGAGATAATATCAGGTTATTTGATTAACTATCTGCTAACTTTTGAAAGTAGGATAGTGCATCATCTTCATCAGAATCAACAGTTGTAGTTGCTGCAGGAGTTGCTACTGCTTGAGTAACTACTTTTTCTGCAACATCAAGACCTTCAC